ATGAGAACCATTTTGATCTTAGGATCGCTAATTGGCCTTGCCGCCTGCGACGTTCCTATTGAACCGGTAGTTTCTTCATTTAACGGGGATAGCGTTGAGATACAAATTCCTAACGTTAGCTTCCAGTCTCCGGAAAGTCTTGCAACAGCCCGCGCAGAAGCCGACGCGAAGGCCGCAGATATTTGTCGGAGAGGTCCTAACAAGAAAGCCGAGTATGTGAGTACACGCACCATCGCGACTGCAAATGCCTATGTGTCAAATATTAATCATCTATATCTTTGCCTTCGCTAGAATTGACCTGTGGGGTAAAGCAACATTTGGGCCAGCCCCGTTTCCTTAGAAACGTGCTGGCCCCGCGCTACATCCCTAGAATAAGGGCTGTGCCTCGACGGTGTTTGTGCACTTTCATTCTAAGCGAGCAACTTAACATTATTTAAGCCCAGCATTAGCAACCGCTATTCTTTCCAATCCACCAGATGCAACGCCGCCGCCGGATCAACGCCCGCCGCTTTGGCCTCTGATAGTGCTTTTACTAATGCCGTGACGGTCCTTGCGCGTCCACCCGCGTCAAAAGCCTGTAGGGGCCGCATAACGTCCAGCGTGACCGTGTTGCCCAGCTTGTCCGTGGCTTCCTCTGCCATGCCCTCTGCCATTGGCTGTAAGGTCCAGCTTGCAAGGTGGCGTTGCGCTTCCCTCACCATCGGCCCCGTGGTCGCCTTGTTGTTCAGACCGGGCAAGATGCCAAAGGCCGCGTTGATCTGGTCGCGGGCTTGATCCAGCGTCTTATCCAGCAATGCTTTGGAAAGGTCGGGTGTCAGATCGTTTGCCCGCCAATCTTGCGCCGGGGCGGGTCCACCAGCCGCTTGAACCTGCACCGATTCCCGCACCAGCACCTTGCCCCGTGACCCACGGAACCCCCGCGCAATGTCCGCAAGGTCGGTTTCCGGCGTCTCAGGCATTGGCACGATAGACGAACCCAAAGGCGCGTCACCATAGACCTCAACAAGCGCCCGCTCGACAATTTCCAACAGATCAGCCGATAAGCTGGACCGCTTCAAGGGCGCGGTGCCGTACCAAGGCTGGATTGCATCGACCCCAATCCGAAAGTGCAAAACCTCACCCGCAAGCGCAGTCACAGTTTTGCCCCCACCAATATCGGGAAGGGTCAGGCGGTATGCCGTTGGACGGGAAAGCCGCGTTGACAAATCCCAATCTGAGACGGGAATAAGCATGTCATCAGTGATGTAGAAAAGCGCCTCACCACGCAGCGCCAACATGCGCCCCGCAATTGCCAGCGCCCGCCGCGTTAAAAGGTCGGTGCCTTCCACGTCAGCCACAGACAGGCCATTTTCCCACAAAGTCACTGCCCCCTGCACCGTTGCCGTCAGTTCGGCCCGCCCGCTTGTGCCTGTGATGTAGGCCGTGCGGGCTTGGATCATTTGCGCGGTGTATCCGGTGCCGGATGATGCCCGCGTTTCAGTTTTGCTTTTGAATGGCCACATTATTTTTGCCTCCGATATGGGCGCAGCATGTCAGCCGCCCCGCTATTTTGAAGCGCACGGGCCGCATGGGCCGCGTTGCGCTGATAACTTTCTTGAATGGCCCCGCCCATGTTGACGCTGTAGCTGGACACGCCCGCCCGGTCGGTATCGTCAGCCATGTATTCAGCAAGCCGCCGGAAAGCCTCAGTGACGGCCTTAGGTGGGGTGCCTTCACCCACTTGGGCCGTGACCTTGAATACGCCGTCAGAGGGCAGACAGAGGCCCACGGGGCCGTCAGATAGAGTGACAGATACCCAGCCGCCGCTTTCCCATTTCTCAGCCGTTTGTGATGCCAAAGGGGTTAAAGGCGGTTTCCAGTTTTCATCCTCGCCGCCCTCGACAGTCCACACCACCTCGCGCACCGTGTAGCGGGTGCGCGTGTATGCCTCGATCCGTTCCCAGATTATCCCCGCGTCAATCCAAGACGCAGGGTCAGACATTCCAGAGGGGCTTGCCGGGTAGTTTTCCGGCGTGTCCTCAATTTCTTGCAATAGGTCAGTCATATTATGCCCTCCACCTTTCCCAATGCGCCCACGCACTTGCAGGCTTCACCATTGGCACCGTTACCAACGGCCCCCAATTACGGGCCTCGATCTGCGCCGCCGGATACGCGGGTTTTGTGACCGCGCTAATCTCGATCAGGTCAGCAGAGCGCACCACGCGCATGATGCCCGTGCCAGATCGCTTCACATAGTCGCCGCCTTGGGAAACCCGAAAGCCTGGACTAATTCCACCGACCAGCCCCGCCGCCAAAGTGCCAAGAAAGTCTTGGACATAGCCGACAGACCGCATTTCAGGCGCAAGCGTGGCCTCAAATGTCAGCGCCTCGTCGGTATCCTCAAGGGTCAGGGAACCCGCCCCACGGGACGCCAGCGGCTTGTTCATGTCGTGATGCACCAGCAAGTGAACGTCACCACCACCGGAAACGGACGCGCCAAACGCCCGCGCTTCAAATACTTCCCGGCGCTTTTCCCGACCATCGCTAAGGACAGTCGGGATTGCATAGGGAAAGCGGCCCCTGAGGACGGTTGACCCGTCCGCAGAGGTGCGGACTTCAAGCCCGCCTTCGGAACCGCCCCAGAGCATTACGCGGCCAATCCGGTCAGGATGCGCGTTTGCAGGCCACGCGGCGCGGTATAGTCCGCCGTGACAAGCCCGGTCAGCACAAGGGAACCTTGCCCCGCCTTGGTGAACGGGTCGCGGATCAGATCCACCCCGCCGTAAAGGCCCAGATAACCCGGTGCGATACCCTGCACATTGGCCGTCATAATCGCGCTGGCCGTTGGAATGGTATTGCTGACAGCCGGGGTGCCTACATGCTTTGTCAGGCGGTCCCACTCACTGACAGCCGTGCCAGAGATAAGAGCCTCATCCAAGTCAGCCCAGATCGCCGGTTTAAAGGCCAGATTGACCTGAGACGCGGACGTAATCGCATTGGCTTCCATGAATGCCACCACCTCAGCGCGGAACGCGGCCCATGTTGCGATTGCGCCGATTGCGGTTGACGTGATGCCGTAGGTTGCCGCGCCGGGAATGATGCCCAAAGGCTGACCATCTGCGCCCGTGCCATTGATAACCACGCGGTCAAGTTCCGTGCCGATCACCGCGTTAAGGTCGCGCCGGATACTTTGCTCAAGCCCTTCCCCCGCCTGCTTAAGCGACTTGCGGCTGATAATCATCTGCGCCCCGCCCGTGTGATCTGGCGACAGGCTACGTTCGCTCGTCGCGTATTTGCTTGCGGCCCCCACGTTGGCAAGTTCACCATCTGCCCAGCCAAACACTGCGCCAGACGTTGCAACCGGGAACGCCAGTTCACCCCGCGCAATGCCGATCCGCTGGACGCCCATTTGCGCGGCAACAGAGTTCGGGAAAATGCGGTCAATCGTCGGGCGGATCGCCTTGGGGTCAATTTGATCGCCTGAGACAGTTTCACCCGCACGGGTTTCCAAAGCGGCGTAAGGAATTGGCGTTCCTTGGTAGCCGCCCGATGCCCGCATTTCTTCGATGATCTCTTTTGTGGCCCCATCAATCGCGGTGCCTTCGTCCAGAGAAAGCGCGACTTGGCGCAGCTCAAAACGGCCCATCATTTCGGCCCATTCGGAACCGGAACGGGTTTCAAGTTCGTCCTTCGCCGCATCGCGTTGCTCATCCTCAGAGATAAGCGCAGCGCGGTATTGGGTTTCCTTGGCACGGTATTCCGTATCAAGTTTGCCCATCTTGCGGGTTTCGTCCTCAGACGGGGTTTCAATGTTTGCCAGTTCGGCAAGGTTTTGGCGGATTTCGGAACGTCGCAGTTCCAGTTTTTTAGATGTCAACATTGGGTTTGTCCTTTCATGTTTGACAACAGGTCGCGCCACTCTTGGCGCTTTGGGGTAAGAGGCTTATGCCCCACCTCAATTCGGGTTTTCCGCGTGTGACAGGCACCGCAGAGAATTTGTAAATTGGTCAGCGTGTAGGCCAGTTCGGGGTGCGTTCGGACGGGGTGAACGTGGTCACACTCAAGCCGCTTGTGGGTGCCACACTGGACGCAAGCCCAGCCGTCACGCTCAAGCGCCTGCATCCGCAAGGCCCGCCACCGGGGGCCGCGTGTGACCGCCTTGGAATGGCGGATATGTTCCTTGCGCCTAGACATAATCACGCGCCTGAATTTCATAGAAAAACAGCGTTCCGCCGGGTGCGTGTGGAACCACCCGAACAATGCCCAGATCATTTGTGCCGATCTTGATTTTGTCGGTTGTTTCCGGCGTGATCGTCAGACCCTCGACGGAAACCAAAACCCGTTGATCGCCCACGTCCATCAGGCCAGCGGCAATAAATTCCTCATTCACAGTGAACGTGGCGACAAACGCCGTGCAAGGATATGGCGTTGGCGGGTCAGGGTTTGGAACCATCCCGAACCCATCGTCTATAGGTGGCAGGGGTCGCAGCAGCGTTGCGGTTTGCCCATGTTTCTTAATCAGCCGCGATGCGGTTTGTGTCAGCCCCATGCCAATCTCCCTTTTGTTTGTGTGGGTGCGCGGCGCATACGGACGCCTTGCGCCACGGCCAGAACTGTTGCCGCGACAGGATCAATTCGGCCCGTAGAGCGGCCAGCGGCCAGTTTGTGATTGCCCGCCGGGTCAACCAATGTGATCGCGTCCGCAAATGCAGAGCGCAGCAACAGTGACGGCATGGTTTTCACCTCGCCCTCAAACACGGCACGGCGCAGACGTTCGCAATCTTCACTTCCGTCAAGCCATCCAAAGCCCCTATAAATGAAGGGGACACGACCAAGGCCAGCGTCACGCAATGCCTCAAGAAACTCAGCGTGGCGGAACCTATCGCCCACGATTGTTGCGGGGCTTTGACCGTCCAGCTTGGTCACAACGTCAGCCATGAAACGGGCAACAGGCACGGTTGCGTCACCCATCGTCACCAGTTCGCCACGATCCGCCATTTCGATGTAACGCCCGGACACGCCGTCAGCTTGCCCACGATCCGCCAAGCCGGGTTTGCAAGGGAAAGCCCCGACACATTCAAGCCGTCCAGTTTCGGGCCAATACAGGGACGCCGCAGACATAGACCGCGACCCGCCAAGGTCGATGCCCAGAACAACAGGCCCGTCACGCGGGGGCAGATCGCCAGGGGACACCTCGCAAGATAGCCATTCATCCACAGTCAGCAGCACAGACCGATTGTCAGACGCCACACGTTCGTTGCGGTTAAGGTTGCGAAAGCTGGACAGGGCAGAGCCGCCCCGCGCAATCGCCCGCCTCGCCTGCGCCACAAGCCACTCAGGGGTTGAACCGATACCCTCCTTAGCGCCGGGGTTTGCCACCAGCAGGCTTTCCAGATCGTCAGGCGGCAAGCCCGCGTCCGGGCGATGTTCCTGCACATAGGTGCCGGGGGGCGGCTCATCTAACCACCGTGAAAAGGTGTTTGCATCATCAGGGGCCGAGGTGCTGATAATCAGGGCGCGACCATCGCGCTTGCCCAGACCAGACAGGATTGCGTTTTCAAGGCTATCGCCCTTTTCCCGTTCCCACGCCGCCCGTTCGTCCAAGATTGCCAGCGTGGGCGCACCGCCTAGAATTGACTTGCCGTCCGCCGCGATAACACGGGCCAGACCGCCGCCATTCGCAGAGGTTTCAACTTCCAGCTTGGACCCGCGCCGGATCGTGAATTGCTCTTGTTCGTCCTCAGGCAAGCCCTCGATAAAGCCGACCAGAAAGCCAAACGCAATTTTCGCTTGGTCGCGGTTGCGGGCCGCAAAGATGATTTCACGCTTGGGCTGAGGGGCAATTTCACCCTTCAAATGTCCAAGAGCGATGCCAGCCGACAGCGCAGTTTTGGCCGCACCCCGTCCAACAGACAGGATGCCAATGCCAACATCCTTTGCCAGCGCCCCACGGATGAATTGCTTTTGAAAGCCGCCCAGCTTCAACTCCTTGCCCGCCATGCGCCCCTCAGGAACGATCAGCGTAGGCAAGAAACGCAGAGCCGCCTTGGCTTCTTTGGATGCCCTAACCATGATCTTTCCCCCGTTTTTTTGGGAGAGAGAAAGAAACAGTTGGATCGTCGGTGCTACACCCACTGTTAAAAGGGGGCATTGGGACCAAATCAATCAGCGTCACAGTCGTCACACCTTCTAAAGGTGTGTGACGTTTGTGACGGTAAGTCTGACCCGCACAAGTGACGCACAGTGACGGATTGTGACGGGTGTGACGGCTTTGGCTATTCATCATCTTGAACCCTCCACACATGGCCGCCAAACTCACGCACCTCATCCATGTCCATCAGCTTCGTCTTGGCCCGCATAAATGCAGTTCGTGCGGCGCTATCGCTCACCCCCGTTGTCAGGCCGTGGACGCCACATGCCTCACGCCAGTGATCCACCTCGACCACCTTGCGGTTGGCAGGCCATGTGTTGCCGCTCTTGGTCGTGCCGTGGTCGCGCAGCGCGTCATAGAGCGCCTGCATTGCCACCTCATTCTTGCCCCTCAGTGGCTTGCGTGTGGGTGCTGGTGCCTCAGTGGCGTCCACCACCGCGCTTGTGACAGGCTCACCGTCCTCATCCGTGCCAAGCGTGACCGAGCGCAGTTTGAAGTGCAGCGGCTCAGGCGGCTCTTGATCGCGTTGCTTGCGCGATAGGATTTCCCATTCCGATGTGACTTGGATTTCATTATCCACCGCCGCCCTCAGGGCAGACGAACCACGCGCCCCACGGTCTTCATCCTTGCCCGTGTGGTGGATCACCATGACGTGCGCACCCGTGGCCTCACGGATCAGATCACAGTTGCCCACAAACATTGCCGCATCCTTGGCCGTGTTCTCATCACCAGCGCCCATAGACCGGGCCAGCGTATCCACCACCACCAACGCAGGGGCCTCGTCCGGCATGATCTCACAGACTGCCAAGGCGTCACATTGCCCGTGCAGGTCCAGCCCCACCGGCAACAGGGTGAAGGGCGCAGACGCCATGTCAGGCCGATCATGCTTGATTGCAGCAAGGCGGTTGCGGATGCCTGCGCCACCCTCAGCAGCGATGTAGAGGACAGGCCCGCCGTTGACGCGCAACCCGCGCCATGACTTGCCCGCCGCGATGTGCATGGCAATATCCAGCGCTACGAACGTCTTGCCTGCGTTAGACGGGCCGTAGAGCATCGAAAGGCAATTACGATCCAGCCAGCCTTTGACCATATAGTTACTGGTCAACACCGCCTCTATTGCCGACAGGCTCACAAGGCGGGTTTCTATTTCAGATGCGCGGTTCGGCTTCATGCCGCTCAGGTTGATAACAGTCATTGCATGTGACCCCGCGCGATTGCGGAAAGGTCAGCGCCGTGCTGCCGTGCCAGTGCTGGAATAGTTGCCCATGAAACGCCGCTGCGCTTGAAGCTGCGCCACTTTGCGGCAACCTCGCCCGCCTTGTATTTCGCGCCCGTTGCGCTCCACCGATCCGCAAGGTCCAAGCCCTCGTCAGACCCGTAGTAGCGGGTGTGCAGGGCCATAAGCACAGACACCCAATCGCCATAGGGCAGATCGCCGGGAAGATGCGAAAGCAGTTCCTCGACTTCGCCCGTGGGTGTGATCCGGTCAAACGTGCGGGCCGAAGCTGGTGGCGTGTGCAACAGCATCGCCCGCAAGCCCATTGGAACGGGTGGCAGATCGTCAGGAAAGAACCCGATGTAAGAACCGCCCTCAATCCACGAACCGGGTGCGACCACATAGCCACCTTCGCCCCGCGTGTCGATTTTCGGGCCGATCTTGGACGTGGTGTTGCGGCCCCCGTCAAAGTGCTGGCAATAGATGTGACGCCCCCCTGAGGGGGTATGCACGTTTGCACGGTCCAGCAGGGCCGCATAGCGTGGCAGGGCCTTCAAAGACGCCTCACCAACGGGTTCGCTCGTTGCCTTGTCCAAGTCCAGATCAATGACAAACAGGCCGTTAGCTGCGCCGCATGGGATGCCCCACGCCTGCGCACCGTTGGCCTGCCATTGGGCAATGGTGTAAAGGTCGCGGGTGGCCTTTGTCTGCCACCCTGCAATCAATGGGGCCTTGTCAGGTCCAGCCGGAAAGATGTTGAACGGGGTGTAGGGGATATTCATGCGAAAAACCCCCAATGTGTTGACAAAATGGGGTGACGTGCCGCCAAGGTTGCGCTATGGTTTTCTGGAAGCTGAGCCGCTTCATAAGTCTTTTTAACGTCGGGTGCAGTTACCGCTGCCCCGGCGTTTTCATTTGTCATATTGCTCATGCCGCCACCTCAGCTTTTGAGGCTTCCCAAGCGGTAATTTCGCTTAGCTTCCAGCGGGTGCAGTTCGGGGAAAGTTTGACAGCGCGGGGAAAATCGGGACGTTCCCGATGCCAGCGCCAGATCGTGTTGCGGGCAATGCCGTAGCGTTCGGCAAGGGTCGTATCGGCAAGATATGTATCAGGCATTGAAGCACCTCGTTGTTACAAGAGACGCCTCGTTGTGCGCGGAACCGCGCTACCTTCTCAAAATGAGTTAAATCGCCGTTTTAGGTTGTATTTTCTCACTTACGGCACGGACTTGAGATGCCACGCTCGCTTTGATCCAAAGCGCATCAAATACCGCGCTAAGAAAATCAGGCCAAACACCGCTTACCTGACCGCTTTGCGGATCAGTAGTAAATGTGGGGCGCTTCCCTGTAACATGCTCAAAAACATGCGCTGACACCTCCGTAACTTGAGCCGCTTCGATCTTTTTCCCAGCGCCGCGCCCAGAGTCCCCTACTTCTATTCCACCAAAGGCAAACTCCGCGATCTGCTTTGCTTCGCGCACTTGATTGGCAAAAGTGAATAAATCTCTACCCTCACCGAAAAATGAACCCACCGCCGGGCGGTGCATACCGTCGATATGCATGGCCAGCTTTTCGCAAAGAGAGGCCAGCGTTCGCAATTCGGTCTCGCTTGCCTTCAAAGAGGCCGGACGATTGCGCGGCAATTCTTCATCGCGGCCAAACTGCGACGTTGAATACAATAAGACCGCCTGCCCTTCGCTCGCTTGCTCGTTCAATAATTCTCCGTTTGGAAGTTCTGTTATCGCTTGGATCAGGGCAGTTCGCCGCTCCAATTCCCACTCCATTGGCCAATCAGGCCGCTTAAACCAAGACGGATTCATCTTACACTATCCATTTGCACAACTTTTGCCCCGTTTTCGCCGCGCAAGAACCGCCCCCATGCCGCCATCATGGCACGCCGTTTTTCCACCATATCGCCGCGCCGATAAGCCCGCTCAACCTCGGAACCTACCGTATGCGCCAAGGCAATCTCTGCCATGTCGCGGGGATATTCGGTGCGCTCAGCTACCCAATCCCTAAACGTGCTGCGCAAGCCATGCGGGACCGCTGGACGCCCTGACTGGCGGTCCAGATACTTATCAGGCTTGGCCGCGTGTATCCGCTTCATACAAGCCGACAGAGCCGCGTCGGACAACTCACCGCCGCGTGGTGCAGGGAATACAAATTCGGACCCCGCCAGCCGGTCTAGACCTTTCAACAGATCAACGGTTTCTTTCGTCAAAGGGACGCGGTGTTCGGCCCGTGCCTTCATCCGCTCAGACGGGATCGTCCATACCGCTTTGTCCAAATCCATTTCAGACCAGACAGCGCCACGCACCTCGCCGGATCGCGCCGCGACCATCGCCATAAATTCCAGCGCCCGCGTGGCGAACCCGTCGCGGCCCTGCACATCGGAAAACCAGCTTGCCGCTTCATCCATCGGCAAAGCGGGATGATGCACCACCTTTGCCAGCTTGGACGGTTTGGGCAGGATCGCGTCAAGGTTGCCTTTCCAACGCGCCGGGTTGTCGCCTGAGCGATGCCCCGCGACCGTTGCCCATGCCATCACTGCCTCGATACGCCCGCGCAGGCGTGACGCGGATTCCGTCTTGGTGGCCCAGATAGGTTCTAGCGTTCGTTTGATGTCCGAAACGTCAATATCTGCCACCAGCATCTTGCCCAAAGTAGGGACCGCATATTTGTCCAGCGTCGCCCGCCATTGCTTACGGTGTTTGTCGTTGTCAAATTCTTGCAGCTTGCCCTCAAGATAGCGTTCCATCGCATCATCGAAAGATAGGCCGCGCCGTTGCGCCGTGACCAGTGCCGCGAGGTTGGCCTTGCGGTGTTCTACCGGATCAATGCCTTGCCAGATCATTTGCCGCGCATCCCGCGCCCGATCACGGGCTTGCCCCAACGTCACGTCAGGATAGCCGCCAAGTCCGATGTGCCGCCGCTTGTCACCGATCTTGCAACGCAACAGCCATGACCGCCCGTTCACTGGCGTCATTTGCAGCAACAGGCCATCAACACCGCCAACCGCAACCGTTTGATTGCCACCAATGCCGGAATGTTCCAGCCGCTTCACCTCGACCGCCGACAACTCTTTTGCTTTTCGCGGCATATCATTCCCCTCAACCTACCCGCCATAAGAAATAGCATTGGGACAAACGGGATGCAACAGCACGTTACAAGGAAAGCCAGATAACCCCCTATTTTTAAGGCGATATGGTGCAGCATGTTACTAGGCGTTACGGCACATTGGCCGCCTGTCTCTCCGCCAAAACTCCCCTGCCCCCTTATACATATGAAAATAAGGACTTACAGGGTATACGGATGTTAGTTTGGAGGTTATCATGGAGGTTATAGTAACTCTCCTAGGTGGTCTTAATGCAGTATCCCGCGGCTACACTCAGCTTCCAAAAAGGCAAGTACTACGCCGTTGTCACAGTCTCTGAACCACTGAGAGAATATTTCAAAGGGCGCAAGCAGCTCAAGCGCTCTACTGGGACGTCAGATAGGAAGCTCGCTGAGCAAAACCTGCATCGGAAGACATCAGAGATTTATGGCGAGCTAGAGAAGGCCAATCAAAAAGTTAGCCCCATCTATGTTGCGTTAAGAAGTTACATTGAGACGATTGGCACCAGCGACATCCTAACCCGAATTATTCATGAGGGGTTGGTGAGGGTAGCTTAA